CGCAATCGACTGAGTGATGCCGATGAACGGCGTGAGCAGTTCGTTGCCTAAGCCAGACAGAGCGGCTTGCACGCCATCAAACGAGTCGCCCAACGCCAGCACACGGGTCGCATCAATGTCCGATAGCCTCGCGTTGAACCGCGTCAGCGTCTGTTCGGCTATTCCAAGGTTGTTGAAGAACGGCAGCAACTCGGCCCCGCTCTTCCCAAAGATCGCTGTCGCCGCTGCGGCACGCTTGGCTGGATCTTCGATGGCTTGCAGCCGTTCCCCAATAAGCTTCAGTTGCTGCTCGCTGTTCATCCCTTCCAAGTCGGTAAGGCTTACGCCAAGCCGATCAAGAGCAGCGGTCGCTGCTTTGCTTTCTTCGTCGGCCCCGGCGAGCGTCTTGAGCAACTTCGTCATCGCGGAGTTGACCGTGCCAAACTCAATGCCTGCCATCTTCGCGGCCTGCTCAAGCGTCTGAATGAAATCAAACGAGACGCCAAGTTTATTGGCGGCGTTCATCAGTCGTTCGGTCTCTGCCTCCATTGAGACAAGACCAGACACCACAGTAGCGGCGGCTGCTCCAAACCCCGCCAGCCCTGCAATCGCAACCGTAAACGGGTTAACCAATCCAGCCAGAGACGCTCCGATGCCAGACAACCCTTGAGACAGCCCGCCAGCAAAGATTCTCGACAGCCCCTCACTCGCAGAAGCAAGGCCAGAGATGCGTCCAGCAATGCTGCCAAACGGCCCCGGCAAGGCAGACAGCACGCCGCTGAGTTCGTTGAACTTGAGTTTGCCAGCGTCGCCAGCACCGGCTGACTCTTTCCCAAACTTATCAGAAGCCAACGTCGCCTTGGCGTAGTCCTTAGAGACACGCTGCAACGCCTCGGAGTATTCCTGCTCCGTCAGCAAGCCTTGATTGCGGAGCGCGTTGAGTTCCCGCGTCGATACTCCGTAGTCTCGCTGTGCCTTCTGCTCCCGCGTGAGGTTGGCTTCGACAATCGCAGCGGCTCGCGTTGCCTGATCTGCTCGCGTCTTGTCGGCGGCGGCGGCAGTCTTGGCTGCTTCGGCTGCGGCAGCGGCCGCTGCCTTGTTTGCACCACTTGCCTCGGCGGAAGCACGGTTGAACGTGTCTTGCTCAATCGCACCGAGTTTGAGCAGTTCGTTCAGCCGCGCAAGTTCGGCTGTCCGCTTCTCCTCCTCCGTGCGATTGGCTGCGGTCAGTGCCGCTCCTTCGCGGAACGCCTCTGCCGTCTTAGTAGCCTCCTCAGAAATCTTCGCAAACTCAGCCGCGAACTGCTCGCCGTCCACCTTGCCAGTGCGGAGTGCGGACTGCAAGAACGCAAGGTCAGTGGCGAACTGCTGCTGTGCCTTGCCAGCACCGCCGCTCGCCGTGGCAAACGTCTTGAACACTTCCGTGACCTTCGCGGCCTCGGTGTCCAGTTGCTTGAGAGCACGCTCAACAGGCGTGAGACTCTGCTGGATGCCGGTGGCATCCGCAGAAATCTTCAACGCTAGTCCGAGCACGCTTGCCATCAGTCGAATCCCAACTGCTTCCTCAAGTCCATGATCGCGTCCTTCGCTTGCAGGATGTGCTGCGGCGGAGGCTCAATGGGATTGAAGTCGCTGGCTTTTGGGCATTGTCCTTTCGCGCTGTAGGGAGCCATCACTGCGGAGACGAGCAGACCTGTTTGCGCCCATGAGTCGGGGATCGCTTGGAAGTGCCTGACGTATGCCATCCACTCCGCAAGTTCTCTCGTTGTCATGCGGCGTTCCAGTTCGCCGACCGTCATTCCTAGATGCCCCGCCAGCCGAAACAAGAACTGCCTCGACGGACGGAGGTTTAGTTTTTTGCGAGTTCCTCCACGTCTGCCTCGCTCATCGCGTTGTGGCTCATTGCCTTTTCAAAGAGCGTGGACACGACCTTCGCTGACTTGCTTGCGAGGCTGGCGATCTGCTCGTCGGTGAACAACCGCTCTCCGCTCTCGGGGTGGCACAGGCAGCGGGCCAGGAACTTCGTTCGGAAGTTGTCGATGCCTGTCTCGCGCTTGCCAATCCACTCCCGCTCATAGCCGTCACGCTCGCCAACCGTCATCACGCGGATGCCAAGCACCATCGGCTTGCCTTCGGCGTCTGGCCATTCCTTGACCGTGACCTTGAGGATGCCGAGGTCATCGGCTGCGAGGATTTGTGCTGCGAGTTCTGCTGCTGTGAGTGGCATATCTACTCCATGACAATCTTAAAAACTCCGACGTAACGCGTCACGTCGTTGACGGCCCCTGTTGCACGAAGCGACTGACAGATTGCCTTCGTCGTGAAGGTCAGCCCGCCACCAATCACTTGAAGCGTTGACTTGAGGCCGTACTGGTCAGCCGTCAGCCGCGTCGTGGAGAAGGACGATATCTCTATAGTCCCTGCGTCAAGCGTCCAGCGAGTCGACCGGCCCATCGGCAGCTCGCCGCCACGCTGCACGTCAATCTTCGACACCTCACCAAACGCAGTGCCATTCCAGACGGCGGTGACTCCAGTGCACGCAATCGCCATGACGGGCCTCCGTCATGCAACTATGAGCGAGCGATGCGGAGCGTAGCCTGCCCTCGGATCGCGTCGTTCGTCGCCAGCGTCAACGTCGAGGAGTTCACGGTGTAGGCAACCGTTCCGAGCAACGCCGTGCCGCCGATGAAGATTGAGCACGTTCCGGTAGATGCGTCAGCGATGATCGTTTTGCCGATGTAGTCGAACTGAATCTGACGCCCGGTGTCGGTTGTGCTGCCTTGGAGCGGCTTGTCCTGCGTGAGGATCGACGCGCCAGTGGTAAGCCCGAGATGGCTAACGTCAATCTTCTCGGCACCGGCGTTCGGGTCGGTGTAGGTGATGACGATGTTCGTGGCGGTGTAGTTGGTAGCACCCAACTTGAGGACTGTGCCTGTACCGTCATGAGGAGTATCGGCCATTGAGTTCGGCTCCTATATCTCGGACCACATGATTGAGTAAGTCTGCGTCACGCTGTAGACGGGTGGCACATCGCCGCCAGCCAACTGAATGAATCCGTCGGCCTCGTTGTCGAGGCTGACGTTGCTCACTAATACCGAGTCTGACGGCGACCCCCCGTACCCATCCAGAGCACGCCGCACGCGGTCGGCTAGGTCTCTTACTGCCTCATACGTCTCGGCGTAGAGGTCAACAGACAGCACGACGGTCGGCATTCCCATCGGGCCAGCAAGGGTGTGCGACCGCTGGACGCCAGCCCGCCGCCACGTTGCAAACGGAAGGTCAGCCGTCGCCGGGGCGATCACGGGATACACCCGCGTCCCAACCACAGCCGCCACGGCGGGGTCAGAAACAAGAACGTAGGCGAGGCCTTGCTCGGGACTCTTGAGTGGCATACCGCACTATGCGGCACGCTCCCCATCCCCATGCAGCCTAGAGCGTGTCCGTGCCGTTTGCAGTGCCAGAATCCCTGTACCTGAGGGCTGACCATGCCTGTTCCAGCGTCACCGCAAGGTCGCGGCGTAGCGAATCAGCCACAATGGATTGCGTCTGATCCCACGCCGTTTTGAGCGGTGGCACTCCTCCCGATCCGCCGACTGGCATCTCGGGAATGATGATTGGCGTTTTTGACTTGCGGAAAAACGCCTTCGGATAAGCAGGATCAGTCTGCACCCGCCCGTCCCCTCCAACAGACTTCGCTATCGAGAACGGCCCAAGTTTGTTGAATGACGATGCGATGTAAGTCGGCGTTCGCTCCTCGACGGTATGAAGTACGCCTTTTCCCATCACTAGTTCCCACTGCCCGTTTCGGCGGCGCGCGAACGGCTTTGTGGGACTTTTCCTAGCGTAAGTCCGCTGCTTCGCCTGAGTGATCTTTCGCTCCTTCGTGCCGAACTCAACAAGCCCCTGATGGAATGCTCGATCCTTGCCAGCCCGCACGCTGCCGCCCGCGGCACTGCTAGAAGCACCACTGCCAGCCCGCGTGTAGCCAACGATGCCGACCGCCACTCCGTTCTGCTTGTAGGTGACAACCTTGCTCGACACAGCACGCTTGAGGTTCCCCGTTGGGCCGACCGGAGTGATGTATCGAAGGTAGTTCACCGTCGGCTTGATGGCCTTGCGGATGATCGGAGCAAGGATTTCCGCAGCCTGCTTGTTCGGAAAGAACCGCTGGATGGACTGCCTGAGGTTCGTGAGTTCCGCAGTGTTGATGTCGAGCTTGATTCCAGCGACAGCCATCACTGCACCTCTTGGCAGATCAGTTCGTGGATGCTGCGGTTCTCGTGCTCAAGGATTGAAATGATTTCCAGCGTGCGGTCACGCCACAACAGCCGCATCTTCGACGTAAGGCCGGTGAGATACCGCATCTTCACGCGGTGCGAAAGTTCAATCTGCTGCTGACCCGTCAGAAGATATTCGCGTGCGGACACGCCTTGCACATCGGCCCATACAGTTGTGAACGTGGCCCACTCAGAGATAGACTCTCCGAGGCGGTTCCGTGTCTCGGAAGCCTGCTGCACCGTCACACGCTCTCGGAGTGTCCCGGCGTCAAGAGCCATACATCACCGCTGTGTAGGTGGCTGTGCCGCTGCTGGTTCGGATGATAAAGCCGTCGATGCCGCCTTGCTCTGGATGCAGCACGACCGGCGTGTTGGCGATAACGCGGGAGTATGCCGAACCAGATGCCTCTGACAACTCCGAATCGGAGGAGCATGTGAACGCAATCACGCTCACGTTGTCAAACGAAACGATTGAACCAGAAGCGTCCCTGTACGTTGAAGGTTGAGTCTTGATGGTTTGGTTTGACGCTCCAACAGTGCCGGTGACCACGGCAACCTTACCTGTCAGATACTCACGCGATGCACTCAGGCTCACGACGTTGAGCGACTCGTCTCCACTCTTGTCGTGAAACGTCGCGTCAACGCTGATGCGGCCTTCGATGCTCATGGGCTGAACTTCTCGCAGAGAATAATCTTGTATGTCCCCGTGCCGACGCCGCCACTCATCGTCAACGCTGGCATAAACACCGGGAAATACGTCACGGCTGGCATCCCACTAACCGACTGAATATAGAACTGCGTGTCGCCGTATTCGTCCAACGCTCTAGGAAAGTCGCCGCTCCATGTGAAGATCACTCGCTCCACGGAGTCTATGAGTACCGCTTGGCCTGCCGCGTTTCGGTAAGTCGTTTGACCAACGTAACCGAAGTTCACGGCTGCTGTGCCAGCCGTCCCCGTGATCACTGCCACCTTGCCGTCAGGGTATTCCACAGAGTTGTTGAGGCTGACAACCTTGATTGCGGACGTTCCATTCACGTCGTGGAACAGCACGTCCACGTTCACCCGTCCGTCAAGCGTCATGTGTATGACCCCCACGAAACGGTGTCGAGCAGCCGCTTGGCAGCGTCGGGCATCTCTCCGCCACCACGCTTCTCGTAGATTTCGTGGACACACATAAGCATGGCTGTCTTGACACGCTGCGGCACGTCGGCTGCGGAGCCGTAGCCAGCCCACCATGTGACAGACACCGAGTTCTGGTCGATTAGGTGCGACGGCCACGAGCCGTTGTAGATGTTGCGGATCACGCCCGGTGAAGCGTCGCGATCCACGCGGTAGGAGCTTGTAGAGAGAGTCGCTGTCGCCAGCGAGTCGCCAACCGTGTAGGTGATCGATACCGCCGTGGCTGTGCCAGCAGACGCCATCGGGGGGCGTGGCAGTTCAATCTCGTCAGGGAACGCATCCAGCCGCATGACAAGACGCTGCGACACCAGTGCTCGGTCAAGGTAGTCCTCGCACCACTCGCGGGCTGACGTGATGTAACCAGCGATCAGCGTATCGTCTTCCGTAGTATCCACGCGGAGGTGGCTCTTGGCCTCAGCCAATGTGATCGGCTCCGCAGACGATGCGACCAAACGCTTGAGGCTGCGGTAACGTCTCACGGTCTCTTTCTCCTTGGCGTGACGTCAGCCGTTTCAACCTGCGGATCGACACTGGCTGTCTCAATCAACGTCTGCTGCTGGTCTCGTACAGCCTCTGCGTATTCCCATGTGACAAGCCCGTCGGCCTGCCGCTGTGGTAGGTCAATGACCTGCCCGGCCTTATACGCACCGTATGGCTTGAGCATCCGTATTTTCATCTATCACTCCACCTTCCATGCAGATGCTGGAGGCTTGCGTGTTTCCGACCACTCGTTGCAGTATTGAAAAACTGGCTTGCCGAGTTCTTGGCTTGGCCACGTGATGACATATTCCCCGTGCCCGATGGCGACCCTCGGCGTGATGTAAAGCCTGTTCCCGCACGCCTTGAAGGTTTTCCAGAATGAGATATCGGAGTCAGTTCGCCCCTCGTCCCACCGCCCGTCTGGACCGGGCTGCTCGTGGAACCAAGGCTTCGCCATTCGCCGCAGGGCGGCGGTGGAGATGATGGTGCATCCGAAGTGTGCCGTGTCCACTTGCTGCACGGGGTGGCCGAACCACTCTTTGGGCACCTGCGTCACGCCGCCTTCCGGTGGGTTGTCCAGCGTGTCCAGCAGCGTCAGCATTGGGCGGCCGTCCTCACGCTTGGTCTGGATTGGTGCCAACGCATCGCACTGGAACGTCATGGCGAGGGCGAACAGATGTTCGATGTTCTCCCGACTGACGAACGAGTCCATGTCCAGCGTGATGATGTATTCCGTTGTTGGCTCAAACTTCTCCAGCATCCGGGTCAGCACCTGACTCCAGAACGCACCCTGCCCCAGCGTGGGACGGATGTGCAGAGGCATCATGGCCTCAATGAATCCAAAAATGTTGATTAGCGGCCCGAACCTCGGGCCAGAGAGGATCGCTTCGCACCGAACGTCAACCGACGAGCCGCCGACT